AAGAAGGCTAAGGAGACGCTCGAGAAGAACACGTATAACTTCCGTCACGGCTCTAAGGCTGAAGGACGTAAGCTTCGTCGTGAGCTCAAAGTTAAGGCTAAAGCCGTAAACAAAAAGCCTACACAGGTGAAAGAAGTTAAACAAAAGTCAGTTAAACAAGCAGCTTAATCATAGGAGACAACGTTATGAATACCCAGAATAATCAATATTTGGACGATTATGTTGAAAAATATCGTGACATCAAAGAGAAGTGGCTTAAGGACTTTAACAAGTCTCATGGAACTACTTCTAAGTTCTGTAAAGAACATTGTATCCATGGTCTTTCCCGGAAGAAACCTTGGTTCATACTGCTCAAACGTGATTCGATAAAAATTGAATCACGCAGAAAGGTTACGAAGCTTAACCATACCGAGCTTATGGAAGGGTATGTTCAACACAAGTTGCAGAAATGGGAGCGAAAGCACCCATGTCCAGTTAAGAAAGACGACTTGTTCTACGCGCAGCAGTTCCCAGTTTGGGAATCAGAAAAGAATGCTGCAGAAGAACATATTAGAGACTTAGTTGTCGCTAAATATGACAAATTACAACTTGTAGGACGATTCAAGAATTCGGACGACAAGTTTACTGAGCAGGAAGTTGCTCAGATAAAAGACAATGGCGAAACTGCTAAACATGGAGGAGTAAACAATCTTCCAGAAAGTAGTAAAGTCATCAAAATGGCTCGTAAGGAGACAAATAAGGTAAAAGCAAAGCGCAGTAATCTTGTTTGTACAAACCTTAAAGACCATCGCAAGAAGACGGGACGACTCCTGTTACCAGGCGCAAATAAGATGCGAATGGCAGCTTAAGGCGTAACTTCTTCAAAACCGACCAGGACACCACTGGTCACCCTAGTGTGCTCCGAAAGGATATGACTGCGAGGTGCAAACCCTCACTAGGGAACTATGATAGTAAAGGAAAGACCAGTAGTTCTATATGACATAGAAGTTTTTCCAAACTGTTTTCATTGTACTTGTAAAGATTCAGAGAGTCATAAACTATATAAATTCGAGATATCCTGTCGTAAAAATCAACTAGAAGAACTAGTTGACTTCTTCTACACAAACAGAACTGATCATATAATGTGCGGCTACAACAATAAGCATTATGATGACATAATCATAAGTTACATTATACATTTCTGTAGTAGAATGAAGCGACTAGGATACTCGAGAATTTGTAGTTCTCTCTACTATCTTAGTAAAGAAATAATAAGTTCGGAAAAAACAGGAAATATTGATAAGATTAAAGTGTACAAGTATTCAAACTACTTCTATTCATTTGATCTTATGTTGATGCTCTATAGTGCCAAACAGCAGAAAAGCTTAAAAGAAATAGAAATACTCTTACATATGCCAAATGTACAAGAGTATGAAGGAAGCTTTGATTTGCAGATCTCAGAATATGATATTGACGCTATGATAGAGTATAATGTGAACGACGTAGAAGCTACTGAGACTTTGCTTAATAAAGTAAAAGAAGATGTAGAACTACGTCTTGAAGTGGAAAAAGAATGGGGGTTTGATGCACTGTCNATGAGTGGTGTACGATTTGGAGAAGAAGTACTCTTGCGAAAGACTTTAGACATTACCAACACAACAAAAGACGAGNTGAAAACTCGTGCTCGAAAAGTCGGAAACATTCNCCTAGGTGACATCATACTCCCATTTATACAATATTCTAATCCAAAGTTGAAAGAAGTCTTATTGGATGTAAAGAATGCTACTTGCAATGCAAGTAAGTCTGATAAGAAACAAGAAAACTATGAGAAGAAGTTTGTTCTCTCAAACATTTGCTACTCTATAGGTGAAGGTGGTATACACACCATCAATGATCCTAGAGTCTACAAACCTACAGCTGAACAGTTTATAGGACACTCCGACGTTACGTCTATGTATCCTTCGCTAGCCATTATAAACCATTGGCTCCCGGTTCACTTAGGAGAAGATTTTTGGAATGTGTACAGCGCTCTATACAAGGAGCGCTTGGCTGCCAAACGTAATGGAGAGTTATTAAAGTCTAAGGCATTTAAACAGGCTCTTAATGCTCTTACAGGAAAGATGCAACAAGAAAGTAGCTGGGCTTATGATCCACTTAACGTATACAAGATACGTATAAACGGGCAACTTATACTACTTATGTTAGTGGATAGGCTTCTAGAATTGAATTGTAAGATTGTACAAGTCAATACAGATGGTGTCGTCTACATTGCCGACAAATCCGCACGCTTCGCAATAGCCGATGCAATTAAGGAAGTTGAGCAATTAACCCAGTTAACATTCGAATCCGATGATTACGAGTCGTTTTATCAGTACGACGTGAACAATTACTTTGGTGTTCGCAAAGGATATTCCCAATCTGGAGATCCAAGACTGATAGAAAAGAAAGGCAAGTTTATCACAGAAATTGGTCTTAACAACAGCATGACACCAGTTGTTATCTCCAAAGCTGTGATAAACTATTTTTTGAACAATGAACCGATAGACAAGTTTATTAAGAAGGATAGAGATNTCCGTGATTTCTTNATGTCACAAAGCGTAAANAAGGAATCAAAAGTTGANTATGGNGGAAANCNGATTCAACGTATTAATAGATATTACGCGTCAAGCAGTGGCTATTATCTTATGAGAATTAAGGACAAAATGTACGAAAATCGTNCTGAAACAAAAATAACAGAATATGGAGTACGAATTCTTAACAAGATAGATGCCACACCAATAGAGAAACGTCATCTGGATTACCAATACTACATTAGCAAAGCAAAAAAGATAGCTAGTGAGTTTGTTAATCGCCAGTTGACAATATTCGATGATTAATCGTTTATCAACGTATATAAGATGATTATTGAACTAAACACAAAACTCCTGGACATTCCAGGACTAAATTCAAATCAATTAATATTCCTAAGTTTGGTATTGGATAAGAATCAAAAAACTTATAATCAAGACGTCCGCAAAATTGTCAGCCTAGTTAGCGACGAAGAAATATCAAACTTAATTTCTCAGGGACTTATTACCTCGATCGAGAGAGGTAAGTCAATTACATATCATGCAACAGATACGCTTAANGATATAGTTCGACCTAAACAGGACTATTTCGATNTGTTNTATGAAATGTACCCAATATACGTTCTACGACCAGATGGNACNAAAAACTATCTGAGAGCCAACGTTAACAAGTGTAGACATTTATTTAATGTTTATGTAGGTCAAAGCGAAGCTATGGCTCAACATCTTNTTCAGTGNCTCGACTTCGAAATGAAGAAAAAGACTAACGAGGGTAAACTAAGTTATATGAAGACGATGTGGAGATGGCTCGTAGACCATCAATGGGAAGAATCTGAGGAAGAAATGCAAGACAACTCTAAAATTGAGGAATCGACTTATGGAACAGAACTTATCTAATCTTATAAGACCAATGTCAGTTGTAGCCCAAGAGGCGATAAACTACATATCTGGTCGTAGAGATCACTCTATAACATCTCTAAAGACTAGATGGGCTAAGTTTAATAAGCAGTGTATGGGAGGTATTGAACCTAATACCGTTTATACCATAGCTGGTATTTCAGGAAGTGGTAAGAGCTCATTCGCAAATGAGATCTCAACTGATATTGTTGATTTGAATCCTGGTGAAGAAATAGTAATTCTGATTTTCTCGTTAGAGATGGTTGGATTTAGGCAAGTTGGAAGAACGCTTTCTAGTAAGCTTAGGAAAACGACTTCGACTTTGTATAGTTCGGAAACGGACCTAGATGACGATACCTTCAGAAAAGTCATCTCAGTATCTAATCAACTAAAGGAGTATCCTATATGGTTTGTAGATAANCCTACAACTCCCAAGGAAGCAGAAGATATTATTAAGTATTTCTATAATACATACATAAAGGGTACNGATAAGCATTTTGTGATAATGTACGACCATGCTNTATTNACGAAGCCNATAGGCAGCGTTATAGAAACCATGCAAGAACTCGAAAGAGTTTTCATAAGTGCTAAAAAGTANCCTATGACATCAGTGTTACAACTAGCACAGATGAATAGAAATATTGAATCACCAGAAAGAATAAACAATCCTTTGTCGCATTATCCTATGAGAAGCGACATTTCATCTGCTGANGCTTTATTTCAAGCTAGCGATTATGTTATAGTTATTCATAGGCCTGAAATTCTTGGAATACAAGAATACGGCCCGAGCCATTTACCTACTCANNACAAGGTGTATCTACACATCTTGAAGAATCGAGACGCAGGAAAGCCCTGCATACTTGAATTCCAGAATGACTTAGCNTATAACAACTTGATAGAAAGTTAAGCAATTAAAATTTAGGCTGAATTATGACAACATACGATATTAAGTTTACTGACANCAACATTAAGAACACTAACAATGGTAACATTTATTCTCAGATTCTCGATGATATTATTCTTTCTACTGTAAAGAAGAACAACTCTTATTTGTTTAACACAAAGAAGGAGGATGACGATCTGATTGATGCCATGTTCGATGAGTTGGATCATACTTATATCTACAAGCCTCTGAAGGGCGACGCTTTGTTCGCAAAGGCTTGTGATGTTCTTGCTAACTATGGCAAGAAGAAGAGTATTATGAAGGGTATTAAGCTCGGTAAGATTTACCGTCTTGAGAATGGTCTCCCTGTCATTTTCTACAATGATGAGATTCAGATTGGTACCGACATTTATAGTTACTCTGATTTTAGTGATTACAACTTCATCTCTTCACTTAGTCCAGAGATTAAGAAGACAATCATTAATATTAACATTAAGCTTTAATTAAAACTTTTAGTATCATTGTATCATGAGTTTAACATTACCTACTAGTAAAATTCCTGCAGTTTCTGAAAATCCTAGATATCTTATACTCTATGGTCTTCCAAAGGCTGGTAAGACATCTTGTCTTGCACAGCTGGATAACAACCTTATCATAGACCTTGAGGGAGGCTCTGTTTTCGTTGATGCGATGGCCATCCAGTGTCGTACGATCAATGATTTAGGAGAAGCAGCAAGTGCCATTCGTGCCAAGAATAAAGAAGTAGGTCATAATTTCTATAAGCATATCACCATCGATAATGCTACACGACTTGAGGATATTTGTATGAGCTATGCTTGTACACTCTATCGCCAAACTCCAATGGGTAAGAAGTGGGACGGCACAGACGTAACCACCTTGCCTAACGGTGCTGGATATAAGTATCTTAGAGACGCAGTAAAGAAGGTAGTTGATATGTTCCGAGATTTGTGTGACGAATTTATTCTTGTAGGTCACGTTAAAGACACCGTAACTGAAAAGGATGGTGTTGAAGTTTCTGCAAAAGAGCTCGACTTAGTTGGTAAGCTGAGTAAAATCGTGTGTGGATTAGCCGATGCGGTTGGTTATGTATATCGCAAAGGAAATGAAACTCATATATCCTTTAAAGGTGGTACATCTGATACCATCATGGAGGCTCGTGCAAGACACATAGCCGGAAAGGATATCGTTATTGCAGAAGGTAATGAAGATGGGACACTTACAACACATTGGGATAGAATATTTAAGTAAATTGATATATCGATCTATTCGATCAGCAGCATACTATGCTGAGAATAAGCTTGATATGTTAGCATTACGTATATTAAAATAATAGAGATTATGTTTAGTACAAAGACAGCCGCAATTAGCAACGAAGAATTTAGTAATAGTAGTTATATGCCAGTAGGCATCAACCAGAACATCACTCTTAAAGAGGTAAACTGTAACAAGTCTCCTCAGGGTCTCGATTTCCTCGAGATCGTATTTGAGAATGAGGATGGTCAGACAGCTACTATGACAGAATGGAAGAATACAAAGGGAATGTATATTAAGACAGATGAAGACTTGCAGAAGCGTGATAACGCTCAGTTTGGACGAGTTTGTCAGATTCTTGATTGTTTCTACCCACAGAGACCAGATGCAGAGCTTTCTACATTCAAGGAGATGATTGACTGGACAAAGCAGATGCTTGATCCTATGATTGCTACTAAGAAAAAGCTCCGTTTGAAGGTTATCTATGACAAGAAGGGCTATACTCAAGTAAGTAAGCTCGGAATCTTCGTTGAAGACATGTCTAATACAGATTCGCAGATTAAGCTCTTTAAGAACGATCTTATGGAGCGTCCAGTTGTTGCCGATAAGGAGAACAACGATCCGCTTAACGTGCCACCAACCGTTACTCCGGAAACTGCGGATGCAGCAGGCGCATCAGATCTTCCCTTTTAAGGGGTTTACGCCTGAAGAAATAGAAATACTACTTGATTGTATGAAATCCGGTAGATGGTTTTTATACTGTCTACATAGCAGGAGTGCCAAACTATACAACAAGTGGATACACCCAAGGGAGGTAATACTGCNATGAAAGGGTGTTGGTGGAGCTAGGTAATTCAGTTACCCTTTGGAGGTGAAATGCCTCCAATAAGGCTCGCAGGGTGTCGTGAGACACAAGCATGGACGTATGCGAAAACAGATCCAAATCGACGTTTTAATCATGTTTTGTTATATAGACAAAAGTCCAGTAGGGTTCGAATCCCTACAGAGCCACAACATTTCTGATGATAAGAAGAGCTACAGCTTGTGAAAGTAATAGCTCTGTCCGCCTGTGAAGGCCGATATTATCTATGATGCACAGTTTACCTGGCATCAGATTTCATACGCGTGTACGCTACGTAAGTGCGGGTTTGAATAACCTAAAGTCCGAGCTTAGCATCTCCGTAAACTGCTATACGTCCGTCAACGTAGACCTGAGCATGTCATTAAACTGCTCATTTTTAGGGAAGTTAGTCTAATGGTAAAACAAGGGCATTGATAGATTGGAATGTGTGCAAGCTTAAAAGAAACACTACCCTGCTTATCGGTTCGAATCCGATA